CGGAACTGCTCTACATCATCCCGCACCCCACCGAGAAGAAACGACACGCCGTTAATTCGGACGGTACGAGGCATTTCTGTTCGGAAGCCGGGAAGTGGAGACGGATGGAAAACGAAAGGAGAGAAGCATGAGGGGGAAGGTTGCAAAGGCGCTGCGGAAAGCCGCGGAGCGGATCACCGCAACCCTTCCGGAGCGCCGGTTGCGGAGATTCCCGAATGGCGCCTTGGTGAACGTGAATTGCACCCGGGCAATCTACCGGAAGATGAAAAAGGAGAGGAAAAAATGATCGACATGACCGGAAGGCGATTCGGTCGGCTTCTGGTACTGTCCAGGGAGCCAAATGATCGACATGATTTCGCCGTCTGGAAAACAATTTGTGATTGCGGAAAGACGACAAAGCCCCTGGGGATAGCACTCCGGAGTGGCTTAACGCGATCATGCGGGTGTTTACAAAAAGAAGTAGCAAGATCCATGAAGAAGCATGGACACGCAAGGACCGGAAGAATCTCGAGAGAATATAGTTCCTGGTCGAACATGAAAGGTCGATGCTTACGACCGGAGGGGCATCACATCAAGGGGTACGCAAGAATAACGATATGTGATCGGTGGCTGAACAGCTTCGAGAATTTCCTCGAGGACATGGGCCGGCGCCCCACAGGGATGACCATTGACCGGATAGATAATGACGGAAACTATACCCCGGAGAATTGCCGGTGGGCTACACCAAAAGAACAACAGAACAATAGGCGATGCAATCGGAGGGGGAAGGTATCCCATGGATAGAAAAGAATGGCTCGAGGAACGCAAGAAAGGCATCGGGGGATCTGAGGTTGCAGCGATTCTCGGGGTGAGTCCCTGGGAGGGTCCCGCGGATGTTTGGAGTCGCAAGAAAGGGTATACCCAGGAGAAGCCGGATAATCTTCGATTCCAAATCGGCCGGAAGTTCGAGGCGCCGATCGCGGAAATCTACGCAGAGCGCGAAGGCGTGAAGCTCTTGAAGGTGGACGGGCTATACCATCATCCTGATCCAACAATCCCTTTGGTCGGTACACCGGATCGCCTGATCGCCGGCAAGAAGATTGGCGTCGAGATCAAGACCGCGGATCCGAATGTCGCCTGGACTTGGGGTGAGGACGGGTCGGATGAAGCGCCAGCATACTATGTAACCCAGGTTGCAACCTATATGGCCCTCCTGGGCTATGACGAATGGCATATCGCCGTCCTTTTTGGGACTTCGGATTTCCGCATTTATCGTCTTTATAGGGATCTCGAGCTTGAGAATATGATTCTTGAAAGAGTGCGCCAGTTTTGGTCTACCTACGTTGTGGGAGACAAGGAGCCGCCGCCCGATTCCTCGAGGTCGTATGGCGAATACCTGGTGAAGAAGTACCCCAAGAACGTCATGCCGATGCTGGTGGCTGATTCCCAACAGGCATCGCATATCGCGGAATTGATCGTTGTCCGGAATACGAAAAAGGAGCTTGAAGAAACAGAATCTCTCATCGAAAACATCATCAAGGCCGAGATTGGGGAGAACGATGGTATCCTATCGGACTTCGGCAAAGTCACTTGGAAGGCCACAAAGGACACGGAGAAGATTGATTGGGAGGGGATCGCCCGGGAGTTGACGCCGATGGTCCCACCGCCGCTGATCGAGAAGCATACAACCGTCAAGCCGGGGGTCCGGAGGTTCCTGGTATCCCCGAGCAAAATACCCGTGAAAGGGGGGAGTTTATGAGGGTGGAGGTCGAAGAAAAAGAAAATGGATACATCGTCAATGGATATTTTGATGGATCTCCCATGAGGGAGGTTGTCGTGGAAGGAACGGATCCAAAAAAGGTGGGGGCCGCGGTCCTCGCCATGTTCAAGGCCCCTCGCAAGAGCAGGGCGAAGAAGGAGGTAGCCGTATGAGCGATGTTGTTTTGACAGAAGGAGAAGAAGGGTCCGGGACGGAGCTGGCCCGAATCGACGCTGGATCCCTGGCGATCTTGAATAAGTCCGAGATCGAGCAGCAAGTGGACACGGCCAAAAAGTACCCGCGGAGCGTCAAGCGGTTCCGCGACGAGGCGATGACGATGGCCACCCTTACCGAGTCGATCGCGGAGGGCTGCATCTACGCCGTCCCTCGAGGGGGAAAGACCATCGAGGGGCCGAGCGCCAGGTTCGCGGAGATCATCATCAGCGCTTGGGGGAATTCCCGGGCCGGCGCCAGGATCATCAGCGAGGACAACGAGACGATCACCGCCCAGGGGTTTTTCTTCGACGTTGAGAGGAACGTGACGATCGCCCTCGAGATCAAGCGCCGGATCACCGACAAGCATGGGCGCCGGTACAACACCGACATGATCTCCACCACGGGCAACGCAGCCGCGTCGATCGCCTTCCGAAACGCCGTCCTCAAGGGGATCCCCAAGGCGTTTTGGGCCGATATGTACGAGGCCGCCAGAAAGACCGCCATTGGCACGGTCGAAACGCTGGTGAACAAGCGCTCCAAGATGATCGAGTATTTTCAGAAGATGGGGATCACCACGGAAGCGATCTGCACCACGCTCGAGATCCCTGGCGTCGAGGATATCGGGATGGACGAGCTGGCGGTCCTCAAGGGCATGGCAACAGCTCTCAAGGAGGGGGAGTCTACCCCCGAACAGCTTTTCAAGATGCCCGAGAAGGCCACTCCTGGGAAGGGAGTTGCCGGCCTCAAGGACAAGATCAAGGAGAAAACCGCGGGGGATCTCGCCACAGAAAAGAAGCCCGAGCCGGAAAAGACAGCCGAACCGGAGAAAAAGCCCGAACAGACCAAAGCCGCAAAAAAGGAGCCGCCAGCCGAGAAAAAGGCCCCCGAGGTTGCCCCAGGATCCCCGAATGGGACCGAGGCCGATGTAGGGACCGGGGTAGTTTCCGCGATTGCCGCGATCCTCCGCGGAGCTGACAACCCGACCGAGCTGGATATGGCGTGGAAGCGCGAAGTCGAGGGCGGGACAATTTCGGCTTCTGACAAGAAGAAGCTGGCTTTCATCTACCAGGAAATGAGTGTAAAGCTCCACAATAAATAATATGAGCAATCACATGAGAACCAAAACTACATGGGCAATTAAAGATATCACCGGACAGAAATTCGGACGCTGGACCGCAATTTCCTTGGCTGGAAGCAACCGCGCTCATGCCGCCATGTGGAAGGTTTTATGTGATTGCGGAAAAACGGCAATCGTAAGTGGTGGAGATTTGCGAAGTGGCAATACAAAATCATGCGGGTGTTTTGCCTGGGAAAATATGTCATCGGTCAAAAAAAAGCACGGCGAGAGTGTTCATGGGCGCACCCCCGAATACAGGACATGGACGGGCATGAAAAGTAGATGCAACGATGAAAATACTTCCGCGTATAAATACTACGGGGGCCGCGGTATCAAGGTTTGCGATCGTTGGCTGGACAGCTTCGAGAATTTCCTCGAGGACATGGGCCGGCGCCCCACAGGGATGACCATTGACCGGATAGATAATGACGGAAACTATACCCCAGGGAATTGCCGGTGGGCTACACCAAAATCACAAGCGAACAATCGTCGTAGACCAAGGGAAGCATAGTGCCTGATTTGTGTCCATATTGTTTTTGTATCGCAGAAATGGCCCCTTCCATCTTCGGGGAGGGGCCATGCGATCCTCCGCATTGTTTTAAGCCCTCATGCTGTTCTGATTGCCCCGAGTGCTACGATTGGTTCCAAGCGATCGAGCCGGAAGAAGGAGAAGTAAAACACCCATGCCGATCTGCCAAATCTGTTTCGCCGTCAAAGACCGCCTCCAACCGGGACCCCTCGACGGCGCCGGCGAATGTTCAACCCCCCATTGTTACTTCTTCCCCTGCTGCGAAAGCTGCCCCGAGTGCAGCGCCTACCTCAAAAGGATCCGATCCCAAGGAGGACGATATCCCGTGGTGAAAAATAATGAATTAAACTCCCAGTCTGAATTCCCGACGAAAACAATCACCCCGGAAACGTACAGCGATTATCTTGCGAAGGCCAGGGTTTCCACATCAACCCTTTCGGGAACATTTTTCATTGGGAGCATCCATACGGTCACGAAGGGATATATCTGCGAAGATTTTGCACAGGAATGGCTGGTGGGGCATGGTATTCCTGCTGAAAAAAAGGGAGCCATGCTTAAAAAAACTGCTTGGGATATATCAATAGGAAGATTCAGGTATGACGTAAAAACAAATGTCGTGAGGGTGAATCCTTGTCCCTCATATCGGATGATGGTCCGAGAAGATCAGTTGGGGAATGAACAGGTTACGCACTTCATCGGAGCCTATTTCAAGGATCCCGAAATGCGTCTTTTCCTCAACGGATGGATCTCCAAGTCGAAATTTATGGAAAAAGCAGAACGTCACCATGTCGGGGATGTAATAGATCGAGGAACAACGATCACCCACGATTGCCGAACTGTAAGGATAAGTGAAATGGGTCGAATGGAGGATATCCCGTGGTGAAAATCACCTTCCATCACGGCCGGAAGTGCTGTCCTGTCCACGGATGCCAATGGAGCGACCCTGGCTGCCCCGTGGTCGCCGGCAAGCAGGAACATGATCCTTGTCTCTATTGCATCGACGCCTTGGTAAAGCGCGTCAAGGAATGGTGCGCTGCAAAGAGGGCGATTTCTTCCCGGCTTTAGTGGGGATCAGGGGGGCCGATCAGCTTCCCTTTTCGATCATGGCAAATGTCGCAGTTTTTAATTCCTCGCTGATGATGGAGGGTTGTGATCCGGGTCGTGGTTACTCTTGCTTCCTCATTGTGCTTGTGGAGGGCTTCTTTCACTTCGGCTTGAGTCTGACGAATTTCCCTGATTTCATGCTTCATTGAGTCTTGAGCGGCCATCACGATCTTTTGATTGGTATTTACAGTAGCAAGTAAAGTATTGTTCCCCCATACCTTTTCGGCAACAGCCCCTCCCATCCCCAGGATCGTTACGGTGAGGATCGGCAAAAGCCACACATTCATCTTTTCCATAAAGGTTGGCGCCCGCCTTTCGGCCTTGTATGCCACGTTGCTCCCCCGTGATTAAAATTCTACACCAATCAGTAA